CTAAAGACTGTAGTTCCAGAAGAAGAGGCCGCTAAGATATCACCCAAAGACTACAAGTCTTACGTTCCAGAAAATGCTTACTATTGGAATCAAACAACTCTAAAGAATTCTATGTTTAGTCCGCGCTGGATAAAAAGAAAACTAAAGCATAGATTAAAAAATGACCCGCTGCGCGATGTGGAGTCTTACAACTTAACGGACTTCAAATGAATGCTAGAGTACCTATTGAAGTACTCATCTGTATCTGCGCTACTAGCGTTATAGAAAATAAATACATTGATGACGATGCGCTACTAACGCTTTATCAGGCGTTAGAAGCATACTTTTACGATAAAACAATAAACGAGACAATACATTGAAACCTAAAATAAAAAGCGGTGTAAGAACACATAGAATAAAGCGGCCTCAAGAAAAGAACCTTGTTGTTGGCTACGATTCTAATTGGGAATATAAGCTGCACTCAACTATTCTTAATGATTGGAACTTTCATACAGAGAAGATTCAGTACATTGTTGAACACACTTACAACCCTGACTTCATCAAAGTTATCGACAATAAGAAAGTATACTTAGAAGCGAAGGGGCGCTTCTGGGACCACAACGAATATAATAAGTATGTGTGGATTGCGAAAGCACTACCTGATAATGTAGAGCTTGTCTTTTTGTTCGCCGACCCAGAAGCCCCTATGCCTCAAGCAAAGCGTCGTAAAGACGGTACAAAAAGATCTCACTCTGAGTGGGCATCTTCAAAAGGGTTTAGATGGTTTTCAGAGAATAGCATCCCTGATGATTGGATAGACATAACAAAAAGAAATGACGATGAAGACGGATAGAAAACAAGAAAGAACAAACAAGTTTAATCGTAAAAAAAAATTTAAACGAAGGGGAGAAGCACCTCCAAAAAAGAATAAGAGGTACTACATAAATGAAAATTAGATTAATATTTTTATTGTTAGTTGCTGGTTGTGCTACTGAGCCTGACACAAGAATATGCGCTGACTATGCTTCACATACTTTTGTGAGAGAGAAGTGCATACCTATGTATGGTTCTTTGATTTGTGTAGATCAAGAACATACACATGTGTTTTGTAAACGATACGAAGAAGAAAAAAAGGGGGAGGAAGAAGAATGATGGATGCTTATCAACAATACATCCACAAATCTCGATATGCTCGTTATCTGCCAGAAGAGCAGCGGCGAGAGACTTGGGAAGAGACTGTCAACCGTTACTTAAATTATTGGGTAGATCGCGTAGAGCTAAACGAGTTTGATCAGTCAGAAATATTTAATTGTATTTACGAGTTAGATGTTATGCCGTCGATGCGAGCATTAATGACGGCTGGCGAAGCACTTGATCGTGACAATGTAGCTGGCTTTAACTGTAGCTACTTACCCATTGATCACCCTAAAGCGTTTGACGAGATGATGTACGTCTTGATGTGTGGTACAGGCGTAGGCTTTTCTGTTGAGCGTCAATACGTAACTAAACTACCAGAAGTAGCAGAGGAATTTCATGACACCGATACCGTTATACACGTCGCCGATTCTAAGATTGGCTGGGCTAAAGCCTACAGAGAACTTATTAGCTTGCTCTATTCGGGTCAGCTTCCAAAGTGGGACGTATCTAGAGTACGACCTGCAGGGGCCGCGCTTAGAACTTTCGGCGGTAGAGCATCTGGTCCAGAACCTCTTGTCGATTTGTTTAACTTTACCGTTGAAGTCTTTCGGGAAGCTCATGGCCGTAGGCTCTCCTCAATTGAATGCCACGATATCTGCTGTAAGATTGCACAGATCGTCGTCGTTGGCGGCGTCAGGAGAAGCGCTCTCATCAGTTTGTCTAACCTCACTGACGACAGACTCCGAAGATGTAAATCGGGCGAATGGTATGTTGACAACCCACAACGCGGTTTAGCTAACAACTCTGCGTGTTATACAGAGAAGCCAGACTTCGAGGCTTTTTTAAATGAATGGACAAGCTTATATGAATCAAAATCAGGAGAGCGGGGTATGTTCTCTAGAGTCGCAAGTCAAAAGCAAGCTGCAAAGAACGAGCGACGAGATGCTACCTATGATTTTGGAACTAATCCATGTAGCGAAATCATCCTCAGACCCTATCAGTTCTGTAATTTATCAGAAGTTGTTGTCAGGCCTTCCGATACTTTGTCAGACCTCAAACAAAAAGTACGTGTTGCAGCTATCCTTGGAACTTTACAGGCTACCCTAACTGACTTCCGATATCTTCGTAAGGTGTGGAAAAACAACACAGAAGAGGAGGCCTTGTTAGGCGTTAGCTTAACTGGCATTATGGATCATCCAACGATGTCTGGAAGGAGAGATAAAGGTGTACTTAAAACTTGGCTTACTGAACTACGTCAAGAAGCTATCGAGACGAATAAAAGATGGGCTAAAACGCTTGGTATTAATATTTCTACTGCTATTACTGCTGTCAAGCCTAGCGGCACTGTTAGTCAACTTGTTGACAGTGCGAGTGGAATACATCCCCGATATTCATCTCAATACATTAGAACGGTACGCGCAGACTCAAGAGACCCTTTATGTGCCGTCCTTGAGGCCGCAGGAGTCCCTGTAGAGGACGATTTAAGGTCACCCAGTACCAAGGTATTCTCCTTCCCTATAAAATCGCCTGACGGGGCTGTGACGGCCTCTGAGATGGGTGCTATCGAGCAGTTAGAACTGTGGGAAATTTATCAGGATTTTTGGTGTGAACATAAACCGTCAATGACCTGTTACTATCGTGACAATGAGTTTCTTGAGGTTGGTCAGTGGTTGTACAATAAGTTTGATAAGATTAGTGGTGTAAGTTTTTTGCCTTACTCTGAACATACGTACAAGCAAGCACCTTATCAGCCTGTTGATTTAGAGACTTACGAAAAACTAAAAAAAGATTTTCCTACAGAAATAGATTGGAATATTTCAGAAGAGTCAGACATGACTGAAGGAAGTCAACAACTAGCATGCACTGGCAATAACTGTGAGGTTTAAGGGGGGAAGATGTTAGATCCTGATAATATTTTAAATACTATGCGATCTTACTATGAGGCAGATGTAAAGAAACATGTGATGGCTATTGAGGTTATTATCAGTAACCCAATGGCCTTCCATGATCATGATGCCTTTTATGAAGCCATTGAAAAACAATTAAAACTATTGATGGAGTCTCAGGATTATCTTGAAGGTTTGGATATAGTTTACGACCATATGAGATAGCCGTATGAGGGAGGGAACAATAATCGGGTTTCGTATTATTGTTGATGCTGATGGCATGCTCATGACTGAGTTTACTGAGCTTCCTGATAAAGACATAAAAAAAGTCTTTAGACAAGAAGAGAATCAGGTGTTAGTTAGAGCGGCCATCAGATCTTTTAAACAAATTACTGAAGATATACACACTAAACTCGAAAAAGAAATAGATGCTATCAACAGGGTTTACTAACTTTCATAGAGGAAGCCACTAAGCCGCCCCGATTAGAGCGATGACGCGCAGTTTTCTTTGCAATCTTTTTAGGCTGCTTAGAAAACTGTTTACCTTTTTTTGTATCTTCGCGTTTCTTTCTAGAAGTGGCGGCATATTCTGCTGAAGATAAAGACTCTCTAGCCCTTCTTGGAAGATAACGCTCACCAGTAGCTTCTGAACCCTGTGTAGAAGGCTTACCAGACTTGGTTCCCCAATCTTCTTTTGTCCAATCAGCTAAAGACTTTTGAGTTTTTTTCATTATAGCTTTCCTTAATTTTAGACAGCCTTGAAGTACATTGTGACTTCAAAACCAAGACGAATCTTTTGATAAGTAGGTTTAGTCCACATACAATTATTTCCCTTAGTTTAAGCTTTTCTCTCGTGCTGTCTGCGTATGGCTTCTTTACCTCGCCGCGCTATTTCTGCTTGAGCTTTTTTACCAGCCACTTTAGCGCGTTGCTCCATGACAGTTAGTATTTGAATCTTTCTAGCAAAAGGCTTATTGACATTTTTAACGCGCTTGACAGTATCTCTCGCGTCTTGCTGTGTAGCGTATTTTATAGGGACAGTGTCTCTAGGATTTTCATCCGTATACAAACGTCTACCAGAGCCTTTTGGCTTTTTGCCTGTGCCTACTTTAGGATCTTTTTTACTCATTATGACGTATACCCACCGCCTGCATCTTTGTAAGCCTTCGCTAACATTTGAGCTTTACGTGCTGACCACTGTCCGGGCGCACCGCCTTTGCTGCCAGCCTTAATGCGATTAAACTGTCTCTTACGCATTGCTGGCTTAGTGTAGTTACCCGCCTCATTAACACGAGACTTTCCTTTTCTTGCTGTTGTTCTTTTCTTTGTCATTTTTTACTCACTGGTTGTGTTGTCATGAATCTTAGTATAACAATTCCACTTGCAATCGCGCAGCCTACCATTGCTTGAACAGCTGGATTAGTAGGTAAAAAACCTACAAAGCCTTGAAGAACTGAAAGAACAGCAAGAGCTACGCCATACTGTACTGTTCGTGATTTAAGTGCCTGTCTAATTGTCATGTTATCTCCTACCATTTAACTCTGTTAGCCCAATATGCAGCTGACATTTTGCCTTTCTTAATGTTGCGTCTATGACGCGCTTTGAAGCTTTTACGCTTTGCTTTCATCTTAGCAGATTCCCCTGCCTTTGGTTTGCCTGCAGTCTTAGCTCCCTGCTGACCAAAACGAATTATTTTTTCTTTGCCTCCTTCGCAGGCTTTTACGACGTGTGATTTCTTGGGATGATTCGGTGTACGCTTAGGCTTATTACACTTCATCTTTTTCTTTTCAAGACGACCACCCTTAGCTCGACGCGCTCTTAAGCCAAAGTCTCCTACTTTACCTATGAAGATTTTACTATCGAACTTACTAAAGGGTAGGCCAGCAGCCTCAGCTTCTCCCATAATGTAACGCACCTGCCCATATGTATCCCTTACATTTTCTTTTGGTATACGGCTAAAGTCATACGTATCTGTTACATAGACGTTGTCATTTTCTATTACAATGCGACCTCCCCCAACAGACCAAGCTGCCTGCTCAGTGGGACTCATAGTACCTGTTAGTATCTTTCTTATAGTGCTGTCTTTGTCACGCTGCGCTTTACTACCTACTTGGGCCTTAACATTCTCACCTGAGTAATCTCCGTACTCAATGTTTCGCCTTCCTTTCCTAAGCGCGTTTTTCGCTGCAGTCCTTAACTGCTTAATAACCTCAGTATCGTAGTCATCAGCTGTTTTGTCGCCTGCAAAAGGATTTAAATAGTCAACAAAGTTTTTTAGCATTTGATTCTTTTCTACGGGCTTCTTAAGTGTTATAAAATCTCCAGCCCTGATCTTGTTAGGATCTTCTATGCTGTTAAACTTTTGAATGTCTTCAATAGCTACGCCGCTCCTTTGAGAAATCTTAGCTAAGGTATCGCCTTCCTTTATCGTATACCCTGCTTCCTCTGGAGAAAGACGTTTTCTATTAAGTAATCCTCCAAGGAACGCAGAAGCTCTTTTATCTTTTGGATCAAAACTTCTAGCAAAGACAGACTTAAACTGTTCTGGTCTAAATAAGATGTATGAGTAGTCGCTTTCATTTGGGAAAGAAGGCTCAAAAGCATTTTTATATCTAATTGAATCATAACCAAAACCTTCAATCCAATTCATAAGCCTTTTGTTTAAGGCCGCTACTTCCATCTCATCCTTTATAGAATCAACAAAGTTTCTATCTCCTTTGTATATTTCAATGTCTACAAAGTCCTCTGCCCCTATTCTTTGATAGTACTTATAAAAGTCTCTTTCTATTGCTTTTAACTCAGGATCTTTTCTAAGCGTGTCAACTTCTTCACCAAAGTCTAGCGCCATACTAACTAGTATTTTATTTATAGCGAACTCAGTATTACCAAAAGACTTTGCTTCTCTTTCGTTAAACAATTCATAGAACATTGTCTCAGCACTCCAAGCACCGCCCTCTATTCCAATCTCTAAGGGATTTTTAACTTTTATATATCCGGGCTGTATGGCTGAAGGACGTAAGGTTTGCGCCCCTAAAACTTTAAACACGTCATTAGCTTCGTTGGGCGTAAGCTCTAGTTCTGTTGCGGCTTCTTCCCCTGTTTCTCCTAACAGTCGTTCACGTCTTTTAATCTTAGCTATATTGTTGTATAGCCTGTTCATATCTTCAGGCCTAACTACCTTTAGTCTTTCGGATTCTATGTCAAATCTATCAATAAACTCTCTATCTGCATACGTAAGTATATTTGTCTCTGTAGGAAGATCTGCTACTGCCTTCACTTGACCTGCTGGAAAGCTGTCTACAAGACCCTTCAGTGCAAAATAACTTGCTTGACCTAAAGAGCCATAGTGTGTTCCAAGCTCATCAGGCATTCCAAAGCGAAGATCATATTCAGCCTCCGACAGAGTAGAACTAACGCCTCTAAAGATTACGTTTTTTTCTTGGCTATCAGAAATAAAAGCGTCGATTGCTTCTTGCCTTTCGTCACCTTGTAAAGAAGGAGGAAGTTCTGCTCGTTGCTCCGCTTGGGTTTTAAACGTCGGCATATTTTCTTTTAACGTGTTCCAATCTTTGCTGTCTTTTATTGCAGCTACACCTCTTCTAGCTACAAGATCACGGCCCTGCTCTGTCAGCATGCCTTGACTGTCAGAACGAGAAAGTCTATTTGATACATAGTTGTAAAGGCCTAGATCTTCCTCTGTTACTGGAGCAGGGGCATCCACATCATCCTTAAATGAAAATTTATTTCTATAGTCCATCTGCGCTAGAGGCCCATCGACATAGTATTCAACTGCTTGAACAATAGAGCTATCTGGATCTATACTAGGGTCTACCATTTCTGACACAGGTTTGTGCTTAACAACACCATCTACTGTGCGTAGTGTATAGTCCAACAACTCTTTTGATTCTTCTACGTTTCCAATCTCGTTACGAAGTTGATCAACATACGGAGAGACCTCATCTTGAATTTTACTTGCGTTGAATACACCGCCCGTAGACTTTACTATTTGCTGGGCTATCATTTTTGAAAGTCCACCTATCATTATGCTTCCCTCGCTAACAGGCTCTTGGGCATATCTTCTTCATCTATAAAGGCTTCACCAGCCTGTATGTTGTATGGTCTTCCTGTTACTTTATCTATGCGCTCATCAGGCTCTTCAGGTGCTTGAGGCACGTCAACCTCTCCACCTTTCTTATAAGGTGTTCTAAGTTTTTCACCTAGGAAAAATTCTCTAACTACTTTATCAGCTTCACGTAAGGACTTTCTGTAATCTTCCATTGCCTCATCACCAAGAACAGTTTTCCCTGCGCCGTAAAACGGAACTTTGCGACCAAGAACACTTATAGGGTTTAAACCGTATGAAAGCTGTATGGCGTCTGAATATACTGGCCCTAAAAACCCAGCAGGCGCTCCCATTATTGGTGATCCACTAATTATTGCACTCTCTTTTGCTCGTAAAATTGAATCCATATACAAGCCATTACCACCCCATCGAGCTAGAGCTTCGTATCCTATTTCAAAAGGCTCTTTATCTTCAAAGCCCTCACCCCTAGTTCTAATGTAATTAGTAGCTCCTGCTGCTGCAGTCATTAAAAGCGCTGTTGGTACTAACTGAGCAGCCGCTATTTCTTTATCGCGCGTAAGCCTCTTAGCGCCTCTCTTAAGAATATTATTGGTAAAGGCTGTAGGATAGCCCATAAGTTGAGTTGCAATAGCTCCTAGAGGAGTGTAGTGCGTCCTAGAGCGTAATCCAGAGGCCCTATCAGGCTGTAAAATAATTTGGTTAGCATAACGCCCAGCGCCTTTTACGATAGATCCATAATAGTCAGCGTTCTTATCTGCGCCTGATTTTATCCACGCAACGCCTTCATTTATGTCTACACCAAACTCAGCTAAGTTATCCATCTTAGCTTGTATTCTTCTAGTAATTGGAGCGTTTCCATGCGCTGCAATGTCTTGAAGATCTCTACGAATCATATTTTTACCAGCATGATACGAAGTGTTCTGAACGAACTTTGTCCATTGATCTAGTAAGTTTGCCCTAAAGAATTTATTACTGACCCATGCCATAGCACCGTTAGTAAGTTCTTCACCTGCTAGACGATCAGCCATAGAAACAAGAGACTGCTCCATAGCTAAACCCACAGACTGCATCTCATGCCAAGCTTCTTCAGCGGTCAAGCCAAAATCATCTTGAAGTTTTTTATGGGTGTCTTCCGTGATTTTTAAAAATCCAAGTTTATGTGCATCTGCAAACTCGTTCCAATCACCCGTAAACTTAGCTTTACTTATACTGGCTGCTTGAGAAACACCCTTTAAGGTGCTAGAGCCGCCAGCAACTCCAAGATTTAGTAATATTTCTGTTAAACTAGAGGCAGTCGCTAAAGGCAAAAGCGCCATACGTGTGGCAAGCTGAAAACCTTGATTAAACGCGCCGGGCTTTGATGCGCCTTCTCCAGTTAAAGTTACGTATAAATTTTTAATTCTGTCGCCTTCTCTTGTTGTTAAAGACTTACCTGTTGAAGCCTTAACTTCTTTACTAATTTCGTCTATCCATTTTTCTTTAAACTCGTCAACATTCCTAACGCCAAATACACGTTTCTTTGCAAGCGCACGAGAGGATTGAGTGATGTAGTTAAAATAAGTTTCTTTTACGTCATTGTTTAAAAACTTTTCAAACATTGCATCATCTTTAATGTTTTTAAAAGATCTCTCAGAGCTAAAGAAATAACCGTCAGTGCTTTCACCAGAAAGTTGATTTTTTATTTCTAGCATACCTTCGCGTATTATTCTTGCATCTTCGGGGTTAGCAGCTTCTCCAGACGCTACAAGTAACTTTTCAAATTCGTCTGGATTATTTTCTATTGCACTTCTTTTCCATTGACGAGGAACGTAGTTTTCAACTTCTTCAGAGATAAACCCTTCACGCTTTAAAAGTCGACCTACAGTTTTATAAGCTCTTTGTATTTGTAAGGCAGCAACATTTACTTGTGAAGAATAAGTTTCATCTTTAGAACTCCGACCACGAACAGCTAAAGACAGCGCAGCATTCACGTCTTTTTGTAATTTAGTATTAAATTTTGTAGTTGATATAGGAAGAACGGCACTATTATATAAGTTGAAAAAAGACCCTTTTATATTTCTCATGGCCTCTGCATAGTCTTCTTGAATAGTTTTCTGACCGCCTGATGGTCTCCAATCCATTGCAAACTCTGTTGATGATTTGTCTTGAAGCAGTCTAGCAGTAGGAGAAATGTTTCTAAAAGGCGATAAGAAACCAGCGGCTTTACCAAAACCTATGGACGATGTAAAGATAGATGCTGTTTTGTTTAAATTAAAAAGAAGATGGCTCTTTACTCTACCGGGAGTTTCTTGTCTTGTAGCAGCTAAAGCGTCGTCAACAATCCTATCAAATGTTTGTTGCCCACCACCCAGTGCTTCAGTTAATCTAGAAACAGACGGCAATGAAGCAACAGCCTCTTCTGACGCATCAACCCCAAGCCTACTAACATCGTCTGATAAGGCAGCAATAAGATCTACTTGATTAGGTGAAATCTCATTAACTTGATCGTTTACTCTTTCTAAGAGATCATTAATAAAGTCCTGATCTAAACTCTCTACTTCTTCGACGCTTATACCAAGCTCATCAGCAACCTCTTGAGATGTTTTATTTTGAGTATTTGTGAAAGGAACATTATTTACTTCTACTTCAGGAGCTTCAATTTCTAAATCTATGTTTGCGTCTTCTATTCTACGCCTATTTAAAAGTTTATTTATTCCCAACCCTGCTCCACCTACTGCCGCCCCCATTCCTAGTCCTACAACACCTGCAACAGCTATTTCAGCTGGATCATAGTTTTGTCTTTCGTCAATGCTTAGTTCAAGTGTTTGTTCTCCAAGCATAGCGCTGCTGCCTAGCACTGCCCCTTGCCCTGCAAAAGTTTTTATGTTTGTAGGGTTTGCTACTTTTAAAACAGCGTCCAAGGCTTTTGTAGCTGCTTTACCACTAGCTATACGCCCTGCACCAACTGCTGCAGTGCCTGTACCAAAACTACCAGCACCCGTTATGGCTGCTAAAGCTAGTGTAGAAGCGTTACCATAGTTAAATATCATGTCAGTTCCGATATCTCTAATTCGTCTTGCTTGTTCAGCTATACCTTCTACTTCAGTTTTATCAAAAGCAGACCGTAAATAACGATAGTCGGCTTTTACACTAGCTGGTGCGTCCTTTAACGCCATAGCTTTTGCAACAGCACTTTCAATCTTCATCATATCGTCTCGTAGAAACTCCACGACATCGTCATCTTCTTCGGGGTCAGTGCCTGCATCAAGCATTGTAAAATTAGATTTAGATAGATATTCAAGTATGTTTTCATACCTTCTTACTATCTCTGGGTTTTTTCTAAAATCAAATGTAGACATACCATCAAATGATCTAGCATATGATTCAGGAAGAGTTGTCTTAGGAGGCTCTATACCAGCCCTATATAAATTATAAATTGATCCTTGTGCTTTTGGAATTTCTCTAAAGTCAGACACTGTTGTAGGAGCCTCTTCTTCAACAGGCTCTACACTAGGCTTATATAAATCGTAAATATTATTTGACATTGAGTTACCTGTAGTCTGCAATCATTTTGTCTAAAAATGGCAAAAGTTCGTAATTATAAAATTTTAAAGTTTCACCAGTGCTGGGATCTCTCAAGCTTTGTATAATTTCTTCTCCGCCAAAATAGGACCCTTCCATGCTTTCAGCAAAAGATCTAATTTCTCGAAGCCTTTCTAGTGTTGGTTTGCTTTCTGTTCCTTCCGCAATACTAGCGTATGTATTATTAATAAAACTAGCTACGTCTCTTTCTAGTGCCTCCCTAAACTCTGGAGGTATGTCATCTAAGCTACCAAACTCTTCTGTAGCAGCTTTTAAAGTTACAAGAGGATTTTCAGGAGTTGTACGAGATACTAAAGTAGGCCTTTGTTCAAAGTGGTTTCTATCTAAAAGATGTGATCGGGCTGAAATAGAAGCAAGGCGAGGAGATGTTGCAACATCACCGTATGAGCTTTCTAAAGCCCTATTAGTTACTGAAACGTCTTTCCCTATAATATTAAACCTATTATTTCGTTGTTCAGCGGTAGCGTCACGAGGTAAAGTTGCTTGAGCTAGACTTCTAAGGTCATCGGCTGTATCTTCATCTAATTGATTTATAAGCTCACCTAGTCTTTCTCCGTCCCTTTTGGTGGCTGTACCCATCCCTCTTTTCATAGCCATATAAGTTTCAAAAGACATCGTATCGCCTGTTTCAAGATCTTGAACATACTTGTAAGTGCCATCAGAGTTTGTAGAAACCAACACATCTTGACCTAATAACTTAGCAGTTTTAAAAGTTCCTTTTGAAAGCGGAATAGGATCTTTACGATCTTCTAAGGCTTGTGCTATTCTTTGAGCAGCCCTAGCATTACCAGCTACTCTATAAGCAGTATCAAAGTTGTCTTTATAGGTTTGTGAGGCTTTATATATTTTTTCTGTTGTAGCACTCTTATATAAGGCACCATCTACGTTACTATCTTGTTCATCTCTAAAAAGAGAAGCAAATCTTCGCTTTAACTGACTTCCTATTTGTCTTTCTTTTTTTGCATTAGCTGCTAGTGCGTTTGTGTAACGAGACATGTCTGAGCCTGCGACACTAGAAAATTCTTTAGCTGCTTGTATACGTGCGTTAAACAAATCAAACTCTTGATCTAAGCTTTTCTTAGCTTCTGTCATAGCAAGCTGCTCCAAAGTCTTTGAATCTCTTGGAGCTTGTCCGTAGTATTGCATGTCTAGCGCTGCTTTATTTCTATTGTATATTTCGTTTAGTAACCACTTTTTTTGACCACCCGCATATTGCAGCGATGCCCTTTCTTGAGCTAAGACCTCATTGTTTTGTGCTATGGCACTTTTAATTTGTGCTGTTCTTTTTAATTCGGTTTCGCCATTAAGAAAATCTTCGTATTTTTTATCAAAGCTATTTTTTAATACACCTCCAACAAGCTGACCACCAAGCAATGCAAGTATGGCATTACGGTCAGAGCGTCTATCTCTTCGTCTTTGTCGCCTAGCGTTTTGCTGCGCCCTAGACAGAAGCGAGGTGCCAAACTCATCAATGCTCATGTCCTTACCTAAATCAATCATTGTTGCTGCTCCTCAACCATCAGCGATGGCCCTTCCTCTTCCATTTGTGGCGGGCCTAATAAACTTTCTGTAACTGGTATCTCTTCAATCTCTTCAAGCATTCGACTTGTAATAGCAGGGTGACTTACTTTATTTTGTTCAATATCAGACTGCATCTGTTCTAGCTTTGTGGCCTCAAAAGACAATCCAAAAGTTTCTTCATCTTCTAGCTCATCGTCCTCTTCACCCCTAAAGAACACAGGATCAATATCAGCACGTTCTGCGAGCGCCAAGAAGATATACGCCACAGGCTCAACTAAAAGAAGCATCAAGCTATGGTTCCACTTACCTTCGTAAAAGCCCGTAAAGACTGTGGTTTGTACAATCTCCATAAGCGGGAAGCCTCTAGAAAGTAGTTGAATTAGTTCAACGTAATTCTCAGGCTCAATAACATTTTGAAAAATACTATCCAAAGCCTTGTGAAGATTTGTAAACTCTGGTGGTCTTTCATGAGGTGCAGGATTATCTGGATCAGCAGTAAGGCTAGTACCCGGAATTGGAAACTCTTTATTAAGATTTATTTTTAAGATTTCTCTATTCATTGCTTATCTTCCTGCTGAGTTAGCTATTCCTGCTTGCAGTGATGGGAAGCCAAAGTAGCCTTGACCATATATATTTCCCCAATCTTGGTTGAGTATTGCATCTACCATGCTTGGTGCGTTGTACTGTGGAGAGTAAGAAGACAGCATGTCTCCGTACTCTGTCCCACTTATAGCAGCATAAATATTAGGCACACCACCGCCGT